CTCCCAGTCCTCCCTAGTTGCGTAGATATTGTATTTCGCCATAATTTCGCCACTTTCGCTGTGGCTTCCCTTTCCTCTCCCCTCAAGTAAAAGAGAAGAGGGGGAAGGGTACTTGATTGATAATCAGCAAAATTTGCTGAAAACTGAACGGGTTTGATTTTAATTTTCTGATTCTCTCTGTAAAAAATTAGAGAGAGAATGTAGATACTCCAATAATTTATCATCTCTTTCTCGACTTCGCCTTTCGTAAGACGCCAATGAATTTTCCAAGCCTATCATTTTGAGATTTTCTCTTGTCGTCAATAGTTCTGATATTGTAGGCTTAATGTTGTCAATTCTCTGATTCAATAATTGAATTTGTTGCTGTATACTCTGTGCGATAAGTCCATCTTTGCTTCCCATAGTTGCAAGCATTTCATTCCTAAGTTTATTTGCGTCTTTTTTTGTAAAAAGAAAAGCGAATAGTCTTTCTTTCCAAGTTGGGTGGTAGTTCCCTTTTTTTCTGTTGCAAGGAAGACACATTGTTCTCAAGTTTGATTCGGCGTCCAGTCCGCCTAATGATTTCGGCACTACGTGGTCAATACTGAGGTCTTCCGTAGTTCCGCACTCTACGCATTTGAAATTATCTCGACGATATACACGCAATCGTTTCGCGCTGTTTATTGCCATTTTTATTCCCCGTTCAGTTTTCAACGAACCTCTGCTAGAACACTGGAATGGGGAGGGTATGATTCTAAATAATTTTTACGTAAATGTTGCAATCTATGGACTTCTCCTTTTCCTTAAGAAGTCTAGTAAGAAATCTCTTTTTGTCCGAGCTACTGTAATTCGGACTAAAAAAATCGTGATAGTATACTAAAAGTTTTACGAACCCCATAAAGTCGCAAGTTCGTACAAACTCGCCACCGACATAAACCGAAAACCTTTTGCTTATAAGGTCAAGCAATAATTTTTTCATTTGATTTTGTTTTTACCCCTCCCCATTTCAATGTTCTAACTCTTCCTATATCTTATACCCAACAAGAATTAAAGTCAAGAGAAGTTATGCACATAGACTGTGGAAAACTCAACAGAAAACAATTATTGTGTGGAGTCAATATATATACGGCTTGACTTTCGCCAATGCTAGATATAGAGTGTACATAACCTTTGTGTACAAGATTCCTATCCTACTCACAAAGGGGGGTAGGAATTTTGTATAGAGGACTGATAAGGACGGTGGCGAATCTTCTCGCCCCTTATTGGAAGCCTATAATGAGAAGAACTTTACTCGATGTGACTGGCAGGAACCAGCTAACGTGGAGGGAAAAGAGTCACTTCAGCCTTGCTCTAGTATCTTCGGGGCTGAAAAACACACCAACGAGCCGAATGGACTCCGAGGATAGTGAAGATTAGAAATTTCCGAGAAAAAACGGACTTAAAATTTCAAGAGACAGCTTGTTATTTGCAGGCTCTTTACCCTCCTATTCATAAAGGGAAAATAAGATGATGAAACTCCTCCGTTGTAAATACTTCCGTACTTGTAAAAACATAGTAGAGAGAACAAACAAAGCAAAGTCTCCTCGGTGTATTCAGTGCCGTTTGAGAAAAATGAGGCAAAATACTGCGAGGCATAAAAGGGAGAGAAAGGCTATCCACAAATTATAAACAGTTGACTTGTTCATTCAAGCAGGTACAATAAAAATAAGGATTTTTTCTGATTTATTGTTTTTTAGCTCTAATCTAACATTATGCCAAAAGGAGGCTACAGAGAAGGAGGAGGCAGACCCAAAGGTAGTATTGCCAACCACACACGAGAGGCTCAAGCCAAAATGAAAAGGATTGTTGAGCGTGTTAATGAAGCAACAGACGTTCTTGTGAGTGCCCAATTGTCTTTAGCTAAAGGACTTAATTTTTTATATCGAGTTGAAAAAGACGAAAAAGGAAAAATGTCTAAGCCTATTCTCGTAGATACACAAGCAGAAATTGAGGCTTATCTAAAAGGCGATTACGACACAGACGAAAACTACTATTACATCTCAGCGGAGAGACCAGACAACAAAGCCATTGATTCTCTATTAAACCGTGTACACGGAACTCCAAAGCAGTCCGTTGAATTAACAGGGGACCCCGACAAGCCACTTGAAATAAACAACTCAACAGACATATCAGTTATCGCCGAGAGGGTAGCAGAGGAACTAAGACAGCAAAAAACCCAATGAGTGACTTATTTATATTCGTATCTGGTTGTGCGCTTGCAAGCCTTATATGGATAGTAGCCCATTTTATTTTAGTAGAAAGGAAGAAGGCAGAAAAGGGAGAAATAATTAAGCCAAAATTTGAATCAAGAAATATCTTCCCCGATTTCCAACACGTTGATACTACAGGTGAATTAATTGGTAAGAACATCGACGACCAGTGGGACAAGGTTAAAAAAATAGATGATTTATTAGTTTAATAGTTAACATACTAGGAAATGGCAAAACAAGTTTCATTTAATACGGAGAAGGTTTTAAAAGGGTTAAATCTAGCCTCGGATGTGGTTAAGAGTACGTTAGGCCCAAAGGGACGCAATGTTGGACTCTCAGACCCTTCAGGAGTCGCACACGAGATTACCAACGACGGTGTCTTTATTGCAAACCAGATTAAACTAGAGGATAGGGAAGAAGATTTCGGAGCGTGGCTCATTCGCAATGCAACATCAGCAACCAACGACGACGCAGGAGACGGGACAACTGGCACAGCGGTGCTCACTCAAGCAACTATTCAGGAGTGCTTAAAAAGACCTGAAAATGAGATGGATATCAAAACCTCTCTATTTGAAGCTCGGGACGAAGTTGTTGAAGAAATAAAAAAAGTTTCAAGACCTGTTAAGACCGACGAGCAGATACGACAAATTGCTACCATATCAGCAGAGAGCGAAAAGTATGGTGATATGATTACTGAGATTATCAAGAAGGTAGGAAGAAAGGGGACCATTACATTAGATGATTCCCGTACATTTGATACTCATTATGAAATCGTAGAAGGTTACGAGGCCAATGTTGGGTTTACGTCTCCTTACTTCATTACAAATAAGGAGAAAGCAAGCGCCGAATTTGAAAAAGTCTACGTTGCTGTTTTTCAGTCAAAGATTTCCACCATATCTGACATAAAGTACTTAGGAGATATTCTAAAAATAAACGCAATTGATAAGTTGGTGATTGTATGCCAAGAGATTGAGTCAGCAATGCACGATAACTTCGTAGCAAACCACCTAGCGCCTGTTGGACTAAAAAACGTTGTCGTGAGAGCGGGACACGCTGATTTAATAAGAGATATAGCTTCTTCTGTTGGAGCTACTGTAATTGGCGGAGAAGCAGGAGTATCTCACGAAAATATGACACTTGAACACCTAGGCTTTGCCGACAAGGTCATTGTTAAAGAGAAAAAGTCTATATTCTTTAGAAAAGGTTGCAAGACCGCAAAAGCAGAGTCGAAGCGTTTGGAAGAGTTGTCGAAGGGAAACACGAACGAATACGAAAAAGCGAAATACCTAGAACGTGCCTCAAAGCTCAAAGGTGACATTGCCGTGATTAAAGTTGGAGCTAAAACTGATTTGGAGCGTCGTTATTTAAAGAAGAAGCTAGAAGACGCCGTAAACGCAACGCAATCGGCTATCGAAGAAGGCGTTGTTGAAGGAGGCGGTATGACTCTTTATAGAATTGCAGAGAAACTGAAAGGTGGAACAATAGGTAAGGATATTTTAAAGAAAGTTCTCACTGCTCCACTTAAAACGATTATTGAAAACTCAGGCAAGGACTATGCGGAGATTATAAAGAACATACCAGACAAAAAGGGTTACGACGCTAAAAATGATGAGAACGTGAATATGTTTGAAAAGGGAATCATTGACCCTTCTAAGGTCGTACGCTGTGCAGTCGAGAACGCTGTTGGAACGGCAGGAATCTTCATAACTATGCCGATTATTATTACTGATATAGTTGAAAAGAATGACTAAGGGCGTATGGAAAAAGGACCCGCGCGGTGTAGACTTCGTGTCCTTTACTATGCCAGAAGAGCCAACGGGAAAGACAATGAGTTTCCCGTTTGAATACAAAGAAGATTTAATGAAGGTCACTATCACAAGCACAAATAAAATACTAGGAGTTATTGTTCTAATGAACCCAAATGAAAAAAATTGAAATTGTCCCTGTAGGTAAGAAGCTTTTGTTGGAAATCCCCGAGACGTCAGCAGGAAGCATTCAAGTTATCCAAGGAGCACAGATACAGGAGCAAGGGAAGATTGTTGCTGTCGGGCCTGCAGTTAATTGGGTCGGGGATAGCTCTATAAAACCCTTATTCGAAGTTGGGGACGTAATTCAATTTAAAGCGTGGGCAGTAGATTGTATTACGATTGATAAGAACAAGTATTACTACATCTCTGCGGACTCAGACGCTATTTGCGGAAAAGTAAAATGATTTGCGACAACATAAACGATGTCCACTCTCCAAAAGTCCTTTTAGACAACAAAGAGGTGTGTGTTGCGTATTGCTCAAAGTGTAAAGAACGTGCGTATCTCAGGAAAGGATTTGACGGTAGAGACGACCCCGCCTTCGCAAAGTTTTTTAAGAAGGACACATTGCAACCTAACTCTAATTTGTACTACAAGGTACATCACAATAAGTTAAGAATAGAGAGATGAATAATGAACACATTTTCTCCCGAACAGTTAGCGGAGTACAACATTCATATTTGGCTCGAACACTACGGGATTACTAACGAGTCTGGTATAAAGTTAGAGTTCAAGGACAGAGCATTTCTATGGGACATATTTCAAGATATGTCTCCGTTTCAAGTAGTATTGAAACCACCGCAAATAGGTATGACTACGCTAGAGATTTTAAAGTCTCTGTGGGTAGCCAAGAACAAGAAGAGAGACATAATTTACACTCTCCCTACGCAAGGAGACGTACAAGATATGGCGGGCGGGAAAATCAATCGTCTCATTGCTCAGAATCCAATCTTGCAAGAGTGGGTTAAGGACTACGACACAACCAATCAAAAAGCTGTTGGGGACAATATAATATTTTATAGAGGCTGTGTTGATGAAAAAACAGAAGTATTAACCGAAAGGGGTTGGCGTTTGTTTAATGAAGTAGAAAAAGGGGATAAGTTGCCGTCTCTGAATATAAAAACCAACACTGTTGAAATGGATGTGGTAAAAGATTTGTCTATATTTTCGGTTAATGAAGAAATGATTAGAATTAAGAGCCGTCAGATAGACCAATTAGTTACCGCTGACCACCGTTGCGTCGTGTCTAAGAGAAAGTTTAATGGTAAGAAGGGAAATTTAAGGATTTTCCGTGCTCACGAAATGATTGGAAAGTCTACTTTTTACATTCCAGTAACTCATAATCCAATTAGAGACAAAAAAAATGGCGAACCTTATTTTTTCAAAATACTTGGATGGGTAATCGGAGATGGAAGTTATTGGACGAAGCGAGATAAATCTTCGTATATAAAAAAAGATGGAACTATAAATCCGTCAATTTACGAAACACAGAAAGTTTGTATAATTCAGTCAAAGTTTTGTGATGAATTAGAAAGCGATTTAGATAACGCAGGGATAAAGTTTTATAAAAAAACGCATAACAATAACTGTTTCAGGTATGAAATTTCTTCAATGGATAGCAAAAAAATACGAAAGTATATTCCCGATAAAAAACTTTCTTTTCCTTTAATTTTTAATGCTTCTTTTGCAGAAAGATTGTCATTATATGATGGCTTAATGCAGAGCGATGGAAATAACTATAAACAGTCTATTTTTTATCAGAATGAAGGTGTGACGGTAGACGTATTTCAAGCTCTCTTAGTTTTGTTAGGTAAAACATCGTCAGTATCAAAGACGAGGAAAAATGTTACTGTCTCAATTAAACAAAGTTATTATGCCAATGTTTTCTCTGATTTTGTAAAGTATTCAGGAATAGTTTGGTGTCCCACTACGAAAAATGGGACTATTTTTACTAGGAGAAATGGAGTTGTAAGTGTAACGGGTCAGACTTTCACGAGAAAGCAAGCAATGATGGTTCCTTCTTCTCTTAACATTCACGACGAGGTTGACGCTTCAGATGGCCTTATAATTGAGCAATATGAGACTCGATTGCAAGCAAGAGCGGACGGATGGCGGTGGTACTTTTCTCACCCATCAGTTCCCGATTACGGTGTGGATAAATATTGGCAAGACTCTGACCAAAAACACTGGTTTATTAAATGTCCATTATGCAACTTTGAGCAGTTTCTATCTTGGCCAGACAGTATTGATTTAGAAAGAAGGTGTTTTCAGTGTAAGAAATGTAAAACTGAGATTAAAGAAAGGAATAAAGGAAGATGGTTACAAAAATACCCTGGCAAGAAGTTTTCAGGCTATTGGGTATCGCAATTGATGTGTCCGTGGATTAGCGTTGAAAAAATACTAACGGACTTCAAGGAAAAATCTCCCGAGTACTTTTGGAATTACGTCCTTGGTCTTCCATACTCTGGCGGAGATTCGAAGTTGACTAAAGAACAACTATTCTCAGGTCTCACTAACACTTTGTCAGTGCCACCAAATGATGAAAGGATTATACTCGGTGTCGACACAGGTCTAAAGTTAGATTTTGTCTTAGGTGACGAGAAGTATGGTCTGTTCTTTCACGGTGACACAGACAAGTACGAAACCTTGGATGTAATAATGAAAAGATGGAAGAACTGCATAGCAGTAATGGACGCAGGTGGAGACTTGATAGGCTCACGTCAGTTTTATGAACGCTATCCAGGACGGGTTTTTCTTGCCTATGCGGGGGAAAACAGAAAGACAAATGAGCTCGCTTGGTGGGGACAAAATGAAGAACAGGGCTCGGTTACGTATGACCTCAACAGAGTGTGGCAACTCATTGTAGACGAATTTAGAACTAAAAGGATTCCACTGCAAGGAAAAGAAGAGGATTGGTGGGAATACTGGTTGGATTGGAAGAATATGTCTCGTATTAAAATAATCGACGACAAGACGGGAATGCTCCGTGGGATAAAGTGGGTTAGGAATGGCAGGAATCACCGTGCTTCTGCAACGCTTTTTTGGAGAATAGGAATGATGAGATTTTCAACTTACGACAAAGGTGAAATTTTGGGTAAATCTGAAAAAATTGGTTCATTGGGGTATGAGAGCAAAGACGGAGCTACTATTTTACCATTACTCAATCAATAAAAGATTGTGTACTCTTGAATAAATAATCCATAAAAATGGCATTTACGGGAGAATCTATATACAACAGTGTTCGTGGAGCTCTTGGGCTTAACGACGACATCAACAAAGGTCTTCCTTCAAAGGACGAGGACCCAGAAAAAAAATCAGAGTATGATTCCTCTTTAGACGACGAGGAAATTCTTTCTACTACACGACAATGGAGACAAGACTACGACAATTACATCAAACAAATCGAAAGTTGGCAAAAGGATAACGAAAGATACTGGCTAGGAAATCAATACAACCCAATCGAGCAAGCAGGAGTGACTAAGAGAGCTCTCGTCGATAATGAGATATTTGAAGCAATTGAGACGTTTCTCCCAATTGCGACTCAAACTAACCCCGACGCAGTTGTTGCGTGCGACGAATCGCCTGAGGGTCAAGAAATGGCAAAGTTGCTAAAGCAAGCTCTTATCTATCAAGCAGATAGGCAGACTCTCAGAATGCTCTTTAAACCATTTTTGAGAAATTGGT